AGGTGTACTATGTCACCATCAGGAAGCTGCGCTCGAGTCGAACGACATGATAGAACAGCGTCGTACAAATCGACGTTAGTTCTAAACATGTCGCTAGCGAGCGAACAGGGAACCCTGTCGCTAGCGCTACTCAAGTCAAGAGTCGAAAATTCTTGATCTTGAGACGACCGCCTCGCTAAGTCCCTATTCACGGACTGGTCTGTAAAATTTACATGACCAGCCGTGAGCGGATGACTCTCTAGCAGTTTCAGTAAACCGCTAGCAATCATCTGCTGTGTATATTGCATACACACAGGTTCTATAGCGATGATACGTGGGCCCTTGAGGGTCTTCGGAACCGTAATTACCCTGACGGGCAATTCGTGTTCTTCAGTCACGAACTCAACACTCTCGAACTCCTTCTCTAAGCTGGCTCCAAGTGGAAGACCAGTACCAAGAAAAGGAAAGAAAGGTTCGAGTCGTTCGTGCCATCTACGGTGAACGTATTTCTGATTACCAGTTATACGTTCACAAGTAGCTCCTGGACCATGCCGCGGAAAATGTTCATCAACAATAAAGCCGTTGAGAACATTGCCCCACAGCAAATCAGACACATCATGAAAATGATGTATATGACCAGGATCAATGGGACTCTCAAGTTCGCGCTCGCATTGCAGATAGCCGTCAATAGCCGACTGCACTCGTTCAACAGTGCAATCAACACGGAGCTTTTTGAAGGCGTAGGCAATCTGCCTAACACCCTCAATAGCTTCAATAGACGGCGCATCTAGCAATCTCCCCGTAGCTACATCGAACACTAGAGCGACGATACCTCGCAGAAATGCGGGGATTCGCCCATGTTTCCTAAAGGATCGGAAACATGACGGCTCTATCTGACCTTGGCTCAGACTCCTTTCGAAGTCTGAGCCAAAAGTCGGCAAGGAGATTGTCAGAAATGACAATCCCTCGTGTTCGAGGCGTGATCTCAGCGTTAAGAGATCACGCGGGTTAGCCTTGTCTGCGGTACACTTGCGAGCCGCATCCATAAGGATGCAGGTCGCGACCTGGAGGAGATCTCTTACGTGGCTTTTCATGTTCCCTCCTATGGAGGTGGACAGTCCAGCCAGGCGCTAAGAGACGTCCTCCCCAGACGAAAGACCCTCAACAGGCGACTTGATTTTTAGTGCTGTGCACCAAGAATCTTAGTTACGGTCGCGCTGCTGAGCCAAGCCACAAGAGCTTGGACAACGTAGTCGATGTCTGCATCGGCAAAACCCACTTCGGGTTCGTCGATGACGACATAGACACCGAGCATCTGGTACCCGTTTTCCGCAGTTAGCGGATCGGCAGCGATTACTCGCTTGTCGATACGGGCCATCCGCCGGTTCCGTCCCTTCACGGCCTGATGCGACACGGTAAGCCGAATGTTTCCGTCGGCAGTCGCATAGACTGACTTGTACCCGTCCGACTGGACGCGGTTACAAGTATTGGGGACGGCGTTGATGGTAATAGTCTGAGGGTCTGTGAGCGCCATGGTAGTTCTCCTATAGGTATATTTAGCGTATGTTCTCTCCACTATACGGTTGCTAAGGCCGCATAGCTGACTGAAGAAGAGAACCTGTGCTGGGTGTGCCGAAATCTAGGAGCGCGTGATACCAAGCGCCGCAAGAATCGACAGTTGCTTGGGAGATAAACCTTCCCAAGTGATACCAAACCCGTAAGGATTCGCTTGCGCTCTCCCTTTTGAAACCCAATCATAGGTCCAAGAGTGAGAGAGAGTCCCATTATTCACTGTATTCAGAGTGGAGTCACACTGAATATAGGAATGACGAGTCTCCATTACGTAAGCGTAGGTCGCGACTAAATTGTCGGCCCAGCCGGTGTCGACGTTAGAAAAGGCGTCGCCAGCGTTGGTAAACCAATCAATTAGCCACGACCAGGGAGTGAGTTCCCACAGCAGTTCGGGGTTCAGGTTCAAACCGTACAAACGACGGATGAACCGTTGTTCAAATTCTACGGACCTTATATCAGGAACGTAGTATTTAAACGCACCCACGAACCAGACACGCACAGAATCTTTTCGATAGATTCTGTAAGTGCCCGCATTCTTGCTGAGGGAACCCGGGTAAAAGTAGACGTTCAGCGATGGGCTATGACGTGTTTGTTCGTCAGAACCAGACAAAAGCTGTTCGTCCTCTCTTACCGATACGGTGCCACCCCTTCGTATCGTCTGACCGTTGTTCGCACGGGCCTCACGAATTAGCCTATCGTATTTACGATAAGCGGAGACCATCGAACAAACGTCATTCACGAAGGGTAACCACCCAAATTGGTGGTTAAGCCAGTGGTCGGAAAGAGCCTTCGGACTCATTCCTTTGTGAGATCTCCATAGATCTCGAAAACCACGGGCTGTAGTCTGGATGGTTCGCGGAAGATCTCTTACTTCTGCAAGAGCTTGCGCGAGGGCAGCCAGATTCTGACCGGGCCGATAACGGTTCCAGCCAGAGGCACCGTAAGGACTAGGGTCTCCACGTGAATAAGAGGCGTCAAGGTCGTTCGGGTTTAATATAAACCCGATCGGTTGACCGTCCAGGCTACATCCACAAGTGAAACCACCCTCGTACTTATAAAGTCGAGAGGGGTCTCGCGAGTAGAGAGTATACTGGCCGTACTTCTCATGGCCGCGATCAGTTAAGGTCACGGACGAGAAAGGGCCTCCCTCGAGGTACGGTGGACCGCGATGGCCCATCGACCACGTGGATTGGCGCTCCAGAGTCACAGGAGCGCTCGTCGGTGGATCGCGATACGTAGTTGCAAGAACATACGTAGCACCAGACCTGATGTACATCTTCCCAACCTCTTGAGGGCTGGGATAAGGTACATATCTAGTCTTGTTTCTCCATTCCGACGCCATAGTCCACTCCTTTCCTTAAGGGTATACGGTAAGGTTACCTACCCAGTCAAGGCAGAATAACCCAGGTGGCCCAGCG